GAGCATTACAGTGGTGATATTGAAGAGCGTGTTGAGCATATCAAGGACACTGTTCGTAGTGATATACGTCCCGCTTTATGTGCTGAACCTGTACCGGATGGGCAGTCAGGTAATTTAAAGTTAGCTACCATGTGTTCCTACTGTCAGTACAAGAAGCACTGCTATCCTGATCTACGAGTGTTTGCCTACTCAACAGGTCCACGTTTTTTAACAAAGATTAAAAACTATCCTCGCGTACCGGAAATAAAAGGAGATAACTATGAGAGAATATAAAGTGGTAACTACTCCAAGAGAAGATAGACTTGAACAAAATGTTACAGCATTTTTAAATGAAGGTTGGGATGTTTTAGGTCCACCTATTATGGGAAACACTGGAGTATATCTTCAAGCTCTAGTCAAGGAAACAAAAGAAACAAAAGATAAGAAACGTGCCTCAAAAATTTCGTAATAAGTTTGAAGAGAAAGCCTCTTATGTTTTAGGGAACTACTGTAAATATGAGCCGGGTCGTTATCCTTATGTGGTACACCGTAATTATATACCTGACTTTGTAGGTCAACGTAAAGGAGTTACTCTTCTCATTGAATGTAAAGGATTTTTTAGAGTTGGGGATACTAAAAAATATACATCAATCAGAGATTCGTTAGAGGAAGATCATGAGTTAGTGTTTGTTTTACACAATCCTAATAAACGGATAAGAAAGGGAGCTAAAATGAATATGGCTGAATGGTGTGAAAAGGAAGGTATTCGGTGGTTTACACTGGATAATATTAAAGATGCCTTTAAGCGATAAAGATTTTATGGAAAGAATATCTTGTCTC